TGGATGCGCTAACGCGGAAGGCGGGGTGGGTGCGGTGGCACTGGGGGGCGAGGCGGCAGGTCCGCACCGAGGTGTGTGAGGGGCTGCTGCAGCCTCAGTTGCAGATGCTGTTGGCTGAACCTGGGATTGAGGCGCAGCGGATAGTGCGGAGGCCGATGACGCAGGGTGAGCAGCAGGCGCTGGCGAAGACGTCGGACGGCCAGATGTGGCTGAGCCAGGGTGGTGCGGCGGAGTATTGGTCGGCGACGATCACGCGGAGTGCGCAGCAGGCGTGGCCGTTGATCGAGGCGGTTCCGGCGGAGTGCATGTGGATTGATCCTGGGGCGGCGACGGTTGAGGAGGCGCGTGCGGTTTGGCACGTGCGGGATGTTACGGTCTCGGAACTGATTGAGATGGGGCTGCCGGAAGACAAGGTTCTGGCGCATCGGGACGTGATGATGCGGTCGCAGCAGCGGCGGGAGTTGATTGCGCGGAACGAGGCGCAGGGGCGGAATATTGGGTCGAGTCCGCCGGTGGATCAATCGATGGCGTTTGTTCGGTATTGCGAGGGGTGGGTCCGGGTTGATGCGGACAACGACAACCGGGCGGAACTCATCCATGTACACATGCTGGGGAACGCGACCAGCCTCATCCAATGGGAGCGGGTTGATGAGATTCCGGTGGCCTGTTTCACGCCGTATCGGGAACCGGGGCGGGTGATTGGCAGCAGCGTTGCTGACATGGTGATGGACCTGCAGAAGGTAGAGAGCCGGGTGATGCGGGCTGTGCTGGACAGCCTGGGGCAGAGCATGTTTCCCCGGACGTCGGTGGTACTGGGGCAAGCGAACCTGGCCGACGTTCGGCAGACGGCGATCGGGGCGATCATTCGGGTAGCGCAGCAGGGCGCGGTGCAGGAGCTGACGAAGCCGTTCACGGGCAAGGAAGCGCTGCCGGTGATGGAGGTTCTGGAGGCGATAAGGGAGAGCCGGACGGGGATCACCCGGGCGTCGCAGGGGCTGACGGTGGACGAGTTGCAGAGCACGGCGCCGGTTGCGGTGTCGCAGCAGACGTCGGCGGCGCAGGACCGGCTGGACATGGTGGCGAGGACGCTGGCCGAGACGGGGTTGGCGCCGCTGTATACGGGGCTGTTGAAGATGATGGCCAGGCAGCAGGACCGGCCGAACGTCATCAGAATACGGGGTGCGTGGGTTGCGATTGATCCGCGAGCGCTGGCGACGATGTGGGAGACGAGCGTGAACGTGGGCGGCAAGGGGATGCCGCAGGAGCGGATGGCACTGCTGGGCCAGATCGCGGGAAAGCAGGAGATGTTGGTAGCGAATTACGGGCTGCAGAACCCGCTGGTGGGCGTGCCTGAGTATCGGAACACGCTGGCGCGGATGCTGGAGACGGCGGGGATATCGGATGTGTCTTCGTACTTTAAGGCGTTGCCTCCTGGGTTCCAGGCTCCTGCGCAGCCGCCCCCGCCGCCGAACACGGATCTGATCCTCGCACAGGTGCAGGGTCAGAAGACGGCGGCGGACGTCGAAACGGGGCGGGCGAAGGCGCAGACGGAGCGGGCGCAGCTGCTGCTGGAGGACGATCGGGAGCGGGACAAGGCGGCGCTGGACGCGTGGACGCGGACGTGGGTGGCCGCGGCGCAGTATGGCAGCCCGGCGCCGAGTTTGGATGAGTTCAAGACGGCGATGGCCTCCAGGGTTACTCCGGCCGTGCAGTTGCTGGGGGATCTGCCGACGCCCTCCAGTCCGCAGCCGCCGGCGACGAGCCCGGGGGCGCGGCCGCCGGCGCCCATGGGACCGCAGGGCGTCCCAGGGATGGCGCCGCGGCCGATGGCTCCGCAGGGTATGCCCCCGCCTCGGATGGCGCCGGCGGCCCCCACGGACCCCGCGACGGCGATGGCGGTGAAGGGGGCGCTGATGGGGAGAGGTCTGCCGGGGGCGTATGGCCAGATAGCGAACCGGGCGCTGGCGGGGCTGGTTGCGGGGCCGGGCGGGCCGGCGTTGCCGGGGCCTGGAGCGGCGAATGGTTAAACCACCGGCAGACTTTGTTTATCGGCAGGTCCTGCCACGATCTGCCGTCGAGGAATTGCAATCCATCATCTACGACATCGAGCCGGAGGAAGTGGCGCGGGAGGCAACTCGGGCGCTCAGCCGGAAAGAGAGCGAGAAGCTTGCGAAGCTGCTGCGGCAGAAGAAGTGGAAGAAGTGGAGCCGCTACATGGCCAAGGTGAATAAGCGGAGGACGTGAGGTGCTCGTGGTCCTGGTCGTGGTGCTGCTGGTGCTGCTGCTGGGCGGCGGTTTCGGGCTGGGCGTGTATCAGGGGCCGTATGCGTACCATTACGGAGGCGGGATCGGGTTGATCCTGATTATCCTGGTCATACTGCTGCTGCTGGGGAGGATTTAACCATGGGCATCGGTGAGATCTTCTGGGTCCTGATGCTGATCTGGATCGTGTTCGGGATCTGGGGAATCTATACGCCGCAGGGAGCGGCTTACTGGCCGCACGGGAACATGCTGCTGCTGTTCGTGCTGTTGTTCCTGCTCGGGTGGCACTCGTTCGGCTTCATGATCCGGGGGCAGTGATGCGAATGCTGCTGCTGCTTGCGGGCGTGCTGGCGGCGCTGGGCGTGTCGCTGCTGGCCACGTTCATCGTCGAGGCGATCCACTCGGTTGCCGCCGGTTGGTACGATGGCGGGTGACGAGGCGGGCAGGTGAACGTAATGCCGGACGACCCTGGCGATGACGGCGAGGACGGGCGGATGCAGGCGCTGGTGGAGCGTATCCAGGCGGCGTGCGCGGGGGAGAGGCGGGAACTGGTTCGGAGCGCGTTGGTGGAGGAACTGTCGGAGGCCCTTGTCGCGCTGCCCCTTTGGCAGCGGCGCACGGAGTTGGAGCACACGCTGATGTTCATCCGCCATTACGTCTCGGAGGCGGAGTGATGGCGCTTTCGACGGAGCAGATGCAGGCGGCGACGGCGGCGCAGCGGCTGCTCGCGGACGAGGGATTGCGGGGGGTGCTTAACCGGATCGTGGAGGACGCGGCTCAGAAGGCGGTGTTCCTGGACGACGGGCCGGCACGGGAGGCCAACCGGCAGCTGGTGCTGGCGATCAGCCGGATCCGCGGCGAGCTGCAGGCGGACGCGGAGTTGGTGGAGAGCGTGCGGGCGGCGGAGCGCGAGGCGAAGGCGTTTGAGTGAGAGGTTCGCAGACATCCCGGAACTCTACGGAACCATCCGGAACGCTGCGAGCGAAGTTAGACGCCGGGATGTTTCCCGTGAAACGTGACGTCGTAACGACGTGAGGATGTGATGGCGGACATCGAGGACGACAAGGGCGGCGTCACTACGCAGTCCGCCACTGACATGGGCTTCGGCGGCGGCTACGATACCGGCTCCGTCGGCACCGGGGCCGTGTTCGACGCCGCCGGGAACGGATTTGGCGGCAACGTCGGGGTCACAGAAAACCGCGGTGATTACGGTGGCTGGGACCTTCCGGGACAGGTGTCGAAGGGCAGCGCCGACGCGTGGGGGCCGAGCTTCGGCAGCCGCAGCAACATCGGGGCCGCGGTTGGGACCGCCATTGGCCTCCTCAGCGGTATGCCTGGCGCCGGGCTCATCGGCGCCTACGGACCCGGTGCGGTGAATTCGATCATGGGCCGCGGGGGAACGCCCGGATTGCCCGACATAATGGGGCCAGGCGGCAACAGCATCGCGGGGGTAGGCGCCAGCGGCTCCGGCGGGCTGCTCGGGGTCGGCAACGACACGAGCCAGGCGGATGCGTTGGCGGCGCTGTATACGCTGCTGATGGCGAAGCAGAAGGCGGCGTAGATGTCAGAATCCACCAGCACAGGCGCAGGAACTCCAGCCGCACCGGCACAGAGCGGGGACGCGTCAGCACCCGCCAGCGCTCCGCCGGCTACATCACAGCCGGGGATCAGCGTCAGCGAAGCAGCGCGGCTCCTCAACCAGCAGCGCAAGGCCGCCGCGCCACAGGGAACGCCACCGGCCCCAGCCGCCGTGGAGCCGGCCCGCAAGCCCTCGCCGAACGAAGTGGCCGCGCAGGCTGCCGCAGCGGCAAAGCCAGGGGAAGCGGCGGCCAAGGCCCCGCCAGCGCCGAAGGGTGCGCCAGAGGCGGCGGACGGACTGAGCGCGCTCGACCGGGCGCTCGGGGTGCCGGGAACGCCCGGGGACGCGCCCGCGGCCGACACCGCCGCCTCTATCGAGATCGAGGGACAGCGCTACACCCAGGCTCAGATCGCCGCGGCAGTGCGGCAAGCCGCCGACTACACCCAGAAGACGCAGGCGCTCGCCGAGGAGCGCCGGCAGAATGAGGAGGGACGCCGCCAGCTCCAGGCGCAGCAGCAGGCTCTGGCAGCGGTGCTGCCGTATATTCAGCCCGAACTGAGCAAGCTGCACGAGCTGGTCGGAGCGCAGGCACAGAAGCCCGACATCGGCCTGATGCAGAGCGACCCGCAGCGGTATTTCACCGAGCTGCACCGCTACGAGCAGGTCCGCGCCGAGCAGGAACGCCTGGGCGGCCTGACGCGCATTCAGGCCGAGGCGGCGGAACGGGCGATGGCACAGCAGGTGGCGGCCGGCAACGAGCAGCTGGCGCGGGAGTTTCCGTTCTGGGCGGACGCGAAGGAACGCGCGGCCGCGCAGCAGCAAATCGTGGAGTGGGCGACCAACAAGGGCGGCTTCACCCGGGACGAACTGCGCGGATTGTCGGACGCCCGCGCATTGAAATTGATGATGAAGGCGATGCAGTTCGACAAGTGGGTGTCGGGGACGCGGACCTCCGCGCCGGCGCAGACAACGCGCGCACCAGTGCGCGGAACAGCCCCGCCGCCGGCCCCCACCGAGCGCGTCAGCGTCGCCAACGAGGCGTTTGAAGCGAAGCCTAGCGTCCGCAGCGGAGCCGCGCTGCTGGCCGCCAGGCGCGCCAATATGAACGGCGCCGGGCGGCGTTAGCCTTTCGGGGCCGGCACCGGGTACGCCTTCACCGTCCATTCCGTAACGCCTGGCCGATGCACCGCCACGATCAGCTGCGATTCGAGATTGGGCGGGAGCGGCGGGGGCGGCTGCGGTGGCCACATCTCGGGAGGGACCGGGACGCCGTTGTCTAGCCGCCCACCACCACCGATAGCGCCGGGCAGCCATGGGTGGCCTCCGCCCTCTTCAATCCCAAAGCCGGGATCGACCGGACCACCCTGCCAGCCCGGAGGCCCGGCATCGATGTGCCCGCCGCCCAGAGGAGTGATCATGGCGAGGTGGGTCGAGCTGCCGCCCTTTGGCTGAGCGCCGGCACCGAGGATGGTGATGGTTGCGAGGAAGGGTGATGTCATCAGTAAACTCCTACGGTATTATCCAGAACACGGCGACCAGGACCAGCACTATCCCCAGCACGGTTAGGCCGCCAATCAATCCGGCGAAAGCCAATTCCCGGCGGTGGGCACGTATCGCCCGCGCCAGCCGCTGCGTCTCCTCGTGGTAGGGCAGCAATTAGCTGCTGAGGCGACGCACCCAGCCCAGCCCCAGCAGGCCCATACCGAGGATCAGCAGCGACGCGGGCTCAGGCACCGAAGCGGCGTCAGCGTCGCCAGTGAAGAACCCATTAAACGGGCCGATTGTGCCGGGGCCGCCGGTCGTATCCAGCGTCAGCGGCGGCGTGACAGAGGACAGCGCCAGCGTGAATGATGCCGGCGGGGCCGTCGCCAGCCCGATGCTGCTGGTGAGCGTCAGTGTGTCCGGCGGCGAGGCGATGTTGACGCTGAGCTGGTCACCGCCGATCGAGCCAAACGCGGCGTCGGTGAACGTGCCCGAGAGATAGTTGGTGCCGCCGCAGCCCGCCGCGGAGGTGATGCAGAAGCTGCCCGCATAGTGCTGGAGCACAGCGGTGCCACCGACCGGAATGGCCGTGTCGGTAGAGTCCGCGCTCAGCGACATAAACGCGCCCGTCGGCGTGCTGAGCCCCAACTCGATCTGCGTGATCGTGATCGGGTCGGCGGTCACCGCGAGGTGCGTCGAGGTCCCCGGCACGGTCTCGGTCGCCGTCAGCCCGGTGCTGGCTCCGGTCTCGCCGAACCCGATGATCTGGATGGCGTTGGCACTGGCCAGCGGCAGCCCGGCAAGAACGGTGGCGGCGAGAAACAGACGGCGCATTGCGGTCACTCCCCGGTTGGTCGCGGAAACTATAGCGCACCGCTCATGCGCCGTCGTGACAATTGACAAAATTGTCGGTCGTCTAATAGTCTAGACAGGCCGCCCGAAGGAGTGCTTGCACCCACTGGAGGGC